ACATTAGATATAGTGCTTGCGGCTTGAACTCCTGTTTCACTAACCGTTACGCCAGTTCCTTCGACAACGGTGCCAAAAATAGGTGCACCCCATCCACCACTACTCCAAGTAGATCTTCCCCATCCTTGATTACCTATGTCAGTAGTTGCAGATACTCCTGTTGCACTTACGGTTATACTTTGAACAGCAGTAACAGTTGCGCTACTAATTGCAGAACTAGCTGATACTCCTGTTACAGAAGTGCTTACTGCAAAAGTGCCTTCACCCCAAGGACCAGCATTCCATGTTGATCTCCCCCACCCAGATACTATTGTTCCTGCCGTTGTTGCTGTTCCACCCATACCAGAGTGTTGAGTACAATAATAATAAAGATCTGGAGCTGATGCAGCTACTGTTATTTCTGTATAAGCCCCTGAAACACCTGGAACACCTGAGGTAGTTACACCTGTAGTGTATTCAGAACCACCACTGTGAGTTCCATCAGATGTCGTTGAAAATCGTAAAGGATGATTACTGTTAGAATTATCAGACTGATCAAACCTATAGGTGGCTCCTTCAAATAAATTTAAATTGGCTTGTCGTACACCATTTATAAAATATTTGTTGCCATCACCAGTACTTACGACTGTTACAGTGTAAGTAAAATGCGACATATTACGCTATTCTAATCACTGCGTTATTTGCATCATTAGCTGGATATTGAATAGTAAAATCTCCAGAACTAGAAGATTTATTACCACCAAAATCTAAAACTGCAACAGTTGGTTTTGCCGCATGAGTAACGGTTCCTGCTGTCCCTGCATTTGTTAACGAATGATTATAAATAACTGCAACTCTTGCATTACTAATCGTAGATGATGAAAAAGTAGTATCTGCAAAATCTAAAAAAGCAGTAGGTACTGAAGATGAGTTATCGGTTAATCCAATAGTTACACTTCCTAAAACTTGACCACCTGCGGTATAATTAGTTCCACTAACTTCGTTTGTTGCCGTATATCCTGTTAAATCTTCATTAGCATCTGTTCTACTTGATGTAAACATCGCTACATAAAAATTGTCTGCTGAAATAGAGGAACTATCTCCACGAGAAGATGTTGTCCATCTATGAATACCTGCTAGTATTTCTTTTTTAAAACTTCCACACATTGCTTGATTTATTGCCATTATAGCCTCCTAATTATTTCTGCCACATCTTCGTGACCTTGGTTTTTCATTAAAGCCCAAATTGTTGTTCTTTCACTTTGCGCCATTCTAGTCATATAAAAAATAAGTATCTCTTTCAACTGCTTTCTGAATGCTATAGCTTGATCTCGTATGACAGGTGGAGCTTTATCGCTTACCATCATTATCTTATTCAAAGCCATGTCTGCCATTTGTTCAGGACTATGTCCTCCATTAGAAGATGTAACAACATTAACTGGTCCTAATTCGCTAGAGCTTTTGTTTGCTACCATTACGCAGTATCTCTTCTAAGATTGTCGTATCTGTAAGCATCTCTAGTGTTCTTACCTTCTCCTAAATTCTTTAACCACTTCAATGATTCTAAATATCTTGCGTTGTATAATTGCAACATATCTGCCTCACCCTTCATAAATGTATATGCTTCTACTAATGAACCATATAATAAAGCTAGTTCAGCATTTGTACCTAACCAAGAAGTGCCATCGGCACTTGTGGTTATTGAAGTAGGTCTATAAAAATAATGTAGTTCCATTTGAAAACTTGTATTTGGTGTTGGTGCTAATATAAAAGTATCTTCATCCCAATCTGCATAATATAATGGTGTTCCTGTAGTAGCAGGATTAGGAGTATAATCTTGAACAAACGTTACGTGTTTGTACAATAAAAATTCATTGTTATCACTGTTAATCACACTTAATGAAAAAGGTGATAAGAAATCTGTTGGTTTTACTAAAAACTTATTAGAAGAACTAGCAGAACCTAAAACATATTTTCTAAATACAGATAGTTCACACTCTTTTAATATTCTTTCTTCCGCATTAAGAATGAACCTAGATAATTGGCTAACAAAAGTAGTTTCCGTATTTTGTGTGTAATCTTGTATTGCTGTTTTTAATGTTGTAAATGTATATGCCATAGTATTAACCTATAGGATAACTTGTTAAATGAGGATCGTCAACAGGACCTGCGGTAGCATTATCTCCACCACCTGATACGTTTCCTGTAGTAGCAGTTTCTCCACCTGTGGCAGTAAATGTATAAGAGTCAGAAGTTACTAAAGTTCCTGTAGGTGCAATGACTGTAATTGCAAAACCTGTACTTGTTTCTAACATAGATTTAGTAAAACCATCAAAGGCTTTACATTCTCTAAAACGAACAATGTCTCCTGTCGTTCTGTTGTGTCCGGGCTGTAAAACTGTAATCGTTGTACTACCTGAACTGCCAGAAGTAAATGAGTTAGGGTTTAAAATAACTTGAGATATAGGTTCTACTCTATCTGTTCTACTAATTCTTAAAGCTTCAGGATCTGGTTTTATCTTTCTTGGTTGTATTTGTGGTTGTTTAGGCTCGTATTCGTCTTTACCTACTAACAAACCATTCCATTCTTGTATCATATCTCTCAACTTATAAGCTCTGCCAGATCTATCAGAGATACCTAAAGCATATTTTCCTGAAGCGTATCTTCCCATTATGTCACTCTTAATGATGAGTAAGAAGGAACCAATCTAAGACTTGTTCTTTCTCCGTCCTCAGAAGCGGCTCTTTGAAACTCTTCTTCGTAAATATCTTTTAATACACCTATTCTATTAGGCGCTCTTTTAACAGATAAGTAATAAGCAAGTCCTGATACCATGCAAGGTAAAAATCTAAAAGGTATATCGCCAGTATTAACAGAAGCATCTGCATCTTCTATTCTTCTTACTCTGTAATATATTATTTGATCTGTAGAGTTTTCAGGCATTGGCCAAAATGTTATTGTAGGAGTTATTTGTCTATCTACAAAATACTGAGTTGGTCTGCCTTGTGTATCTTTATTAGCAATAGCTAAATAATCTCCTCTACTTAATCTAGTTAAGATAGTATCAGAACCACTTCTTCTAACAGATACTTCTAAAACGTCAACAGTGGACTGAATAGTTTCTAAAGATATAGCAGAAGAAAGAGTAGTAGTAGCACTACTACTAGAACCAGTTAAAGTTTCAGTTGCAGAAAACGTTCCTACAGGGACAGTAATAGTCATCGTAGTAGCAGTTGGTTTTGTAATCACACTAGCAGTAGCATTACTTGTGCCACCTGTTATTGTTTCTCCTACAGTAAAGTTTGCAGAAGCCGCTACAGTCATTGTTATTGTTCCAATAGGATATGTATCCACAGAAGAAGATGAAGACAGTCTTGCAACCGTTTGAGTTATTTTTTCAACAGTCCAAAGGTTTAAACCTCTGTTTGCCCATTCTGCAAATAAAAGATTTAAAGATCTTCTTGCAGTCCTAGCATCATAACCTGTTCGTAACTCTAAACCACATCTTTCAAAAGCTTCTTCTGCAACTTCTGCTATATCCAGATTAAAATCTGAACTTCCTGATGTAGTCATTAGTACTCCTTTATAGCTTCAATAATAACTGTATATGTATCATTAGACCCTTCACCGTGAGTTGAAAAATAAATATCTCCATCTGCACCCGTAGTTCCTTTAGCAGTATTAGGTATACCACCAAAACTAGTAAAGTCTAAATCACCTTGATAATTAGTCGGTAGTTCAATTAGTAAAACATTGGTACTAGCATTACCTAGTATTTTTACAGTTAAACCGTGAGTTGAAAACCATATTCTCGTTATTCTTACATTTGTACAAGCTTGACCTCTTGTGTTTGAGGCAAGTTCACTGACGTCAATTTTTTTGACGGCAGTGCTCTCACCAGCATCCACATAAGTATGAACAAATGACTGAACAACTTTTTTATCACCATCTATAATAGTGGTATTAGTATTTGTATCGGCCATTATGTTCTCCTATTAACTAGCTACATCGTAGCCTAAAATTGTAATAACTAATCTACCTGCATCATAAGTTCCTGCTGTTGCAGTTCCACAAGTTAAATATAAAAATTGATCAGCGGCAATCGTGCCACCAGCTGTTCTTGTACCAACAGTTTGATCACCACCATTAATAATTAAAGTTTCTGTTAAATCACTAATCGCTGTATCTTCAACACCAGTTCCTTCAGTTGCTGAATGTAAATTAATATCAGGGTCACCAGTAGTTGGGGTTTCAAAAGATTCCATAGTCACACCAAAAACAGTTCCTTGGTTTGCTGTAGTTACTTTTCCTATGTAAGCTACACCAGCACCATCTGCTCCAATTATATCTCCAGCAGTACCACCACAATTTAATCCAGTTAGATCAATCATAATAGTTGTTTTAACAATATTAACATTAGTATCTACATCACTTTTTAATCTTTCTACCTGTGTTATATATACCGCAGCAGTGCCTTCGATACCTGCATTAGTTGCAGCTTCTGTTGCCATTTTATCACCACTAGTTACAGTAATAGTACCTGTGGTTGCGTTTTTTGAAACAGTCTGAAATCCTTTTTCGGATCTGACTGGACCGTTAAAAGTTGTTGTTGCCATAATTTTTTACCTCTTATAAAGTTTTTTGCCCTATGGTCGTATAAGCGTCTGCTAGGTCAGTCCATAGGGCAAGTTAAATCCTAGATTAAGCTCCTTGTGAGCCGTAAACACATCTTGGGTCTGAGAAACCAAAAGAGTATCTTTCTCTTGCTTTAAATCTCATGTTTCCTGTGTCAAAGTCACCTTCCATCTTAGTAGACATAGGCATTCTTTCAAAATGTAAGAAACCTCTTGGTGCATCAGTCTTAATGAAAAATGCATCAGTATCTAATAAATAATGGTTAACAACATATCCTTCAGGAAGCATTCCCATGTTTTTAACTGCGTTTATGTCATTGTCGGCAGTTCCTGGTCTTAGTGTAGACTCTAATATTCTATCAGCTATAAACTGTAAGTTTGATGGAATAATTAGTTTCGTTCCACGTACAGAAACTCTTAAACCACGCTCATCAACAAAACCTGCAATGTCAATTAATGCATTCTCTAAACTTGTTTCGTTTAAATCTGCTGCAGTGCTAGGTTGGTTTCTAAAAGTGCTACCATTTGTTAATGGGTGTGAACCATTACATAAAGAAACACCGTCACCACCTGTTATTGTTGTGTCAAAAGCGTTGTTTAAAACAGATGCTGCCTTAACCTGCTTAGTATTAGCCATACTTCTAGCCAATGCTTTAGTGTATCTTGAAGATAGTCTGTCATACAGATTGTCTTCAATTGCTTCTTCAGTTATTGAAAAAGCTAAAGCAATAGTTTCGTGGTTATACCTTGCAGTGAAAGACTCATTTGCATCGTCAAATGCAACTGCTGCACCTTCACTTTTTACTGGAGCAGAACCAAAACCTGATAACATTACTTCTTCTTCGAAAGCTCTCTCAGAATTTTCTGTGTCATAGATTTCAGCGTGCTCTTGTTCATATCTCTGATACTCAAGGCCAAATAAGGCATTAAGACCAGGTTCTAGCTCTTTAGCTAATTGTGCTCTAGATATCGCCATAGTTTAATCTCCTTATATACCTGTTGTAGAAATGGTTGTACCTGCATTCGCAGAACCATTCGGTGCGTTAAAATGATTGTTAAGACGTACGATTAACGGTACACCTGTAACAGTAAAATCTGAGTTTTCAGGATCTTCTTGAACTCCCATTATACGCAAAGCAAGTGTATTAGTTGTTGCCGCATTATTTAAATCAGCAGTAGCAGATGACATACCAGTAGTATCACTTCCACTATTACCATTTATTAACGGACAGTTCATAAAAACGTCAGCCCTTACCAAAGACTCTGTATTTGCACCAGTGATGTCACCAGTTGCTATTACAAATAATTGACTTGGGTCATCGTACACGAAAGCCTTCACTGGGTGATTTGTATCCGCCCCAGATCCTGGCCAAGTATTTGAGAAAATAGTTTCTCCACTAGTACTTGAAACATATTCACAACCGTAAAAAACACCTAACATTGAAACATTACCACCTGCTGCTGCTTGCAACTGATCGATAACACCAGCCGCTAAAGGAATGACTG